TAGAATTCAAGGGCGTATTGACAGAAAAGGCAAATCTAGTGCCGAAAAGAGAGCTAGCAGGCAAGCGCAACGCAAAAAAATTAAAGAAAACAGATAGGACTGTATAAACCTAGCAAAACATAAACATAAACAATAACAAAACAAAAACAAAATGGCAAGATTTATTTCTATCAAAGTCGTTGGAGGCGCGGATGCTTTCGAAGACGGACAACACTTAATTAACACAGATACAATTGTTTCTGTAACAACTGGAGATGCTGCTGGCGCAAATGAAGGAACTAAAACAACAATTCATACTGTTGCCCCAACATTAGACACGGTTACTTTAACTCATTCATCAGAAACAACCCCTTCCGTAAGAGATGCAATTAATGCCGCTCTTACTGCTAATCCAGGTGGTGTAAAATCAACTGTTGGATTACCTGCTGGAATTACTGTAACTGAATTTCTAGTTGTATAATGAGCAAATCTAAAGGACTTGGTGATTCAATTGAAAAAGTTACTAAAGTTACTGGAATTAAAAGTGTAGTAGATAGAGTCGCAGAGGGTTTAAATATCCCCTGCGGCTGTTCTGCTCGCAAAGATAAATTAAATAAAATGTTTCCTTATAAATAATGGCTTTCAAACTTAATACACCTCCGTATAATTTAGACAATACACCTATATATAATGTAGATTTAGGTAATGATGTATTAGGCAAAGCTAATAATAACGGAACTATATTAATAAATAAAAATTTAGATCCATCTAAAACTAAAAAAGTTGTTGATCATGAAATGATTCATATCGATCAATTTAAAAGAGGCGATTTAGATTACGATGACAATAATGTTTACTGGAAAGGTAAAATATATTCTAGAAGTCAAATGCAGGAAGGTGCTAAAAATCTTCCTTGGGAAAAAGAAGCTTACGACAAAGCTTAAATTATGTTGAAATTATTATTAGGCCTACTAAAAGGTGGTGATGGCAGAAAGTCAGTAGCTGGTAACTTAGCGTGGGAAATAAGAGAAGCAATTAAAGGTAAAGAATTAGACCCTAATGAAATAATAGAATTGCAAACTAAAATAAATGAAATTGAGGCTGGACATAGAACAGTATTTGTCGCTGGCTGGCGTCCGTTTATAGGATGGGTTTGCGGGGTGGCATTAGCATATAACTTCGTAATAAGAGATTTATTTATTTGGATAACAAAAACAACCGACGCTCCTCCGGCATTACAAATGGAGCATTTAATGACAGTCTTATTAGGTATGCTTGGTCTTGGCGGATTAAGAACCTTTGAGAAAATAAAAGATAAAGTAAAATAATTTAATTAAATTTAATCAAATGAGTACAAAAGAAAAAAAAGTAACAGAGGAACAATTAGCTAAAATCAAAGAACAACAAGTAACAATGAACAACAAATTGAGGGACATTGGACTTGTTGAAAATCAAAAACACGTTTTATTACATGAATACGCTGGACTTGAGCAAGATATGGAAGCTTATAAAAAAGACCTTGAAAAAGAGTATGGAGCGATTAGTATTGATTTGGAAACAGGTGTTTACAAAGAAATAGAAAAGCAGGAAGAAAAATAAGATGAGCAGCATTATAAGGAAGATCAGCATCGGTTCTGATTATAAAAATGATGCTATGCATTATTCTGTAGGCCAGGAGGTATATGGAGGACACAAAATAGCTTATATCATATTTGAAGATACTGATAGTTCTTATAATATTTTTATTAAAAAAAACAATGAAGTATTACCGTGGAAAAAGTTTAATTCTAACATGGCTATTTCTGTTGAATATAATTTAGAATATGAATAGTATCTACGATTTTATCGTTGAGCCTATCGGAGAAAGATACAATAATACAACTAAAGTAAATAATAAGGATTTAATATTAAATTGTAATATAGAATCATTTAAGTTTATAAATAAACTTGCTAAAGTTATATCTACGCCAAAAGCTTATAATACCGTTATAAAAGAAGGTGATGAAATCGTAATTCATCATAATGTTTTTAGAAGATATTATGATATAAAAGGTAAAGAAAAAAATAGCAGTAAATATTTTAAAGACAATCTTTACTTTTGTCAGCCCGATCAGGTGTATCTTTACAAAAAAAGCGATAAGTGGCATTCGTTTATGGATAGATGCTTTGTTAAGCCTCTTTTAAATAATGATCCTACAAGCTTAGAAAAAGAACAAAAGTATATTGGTATACTAAAGTATGGCAATAGCTCTTTAAATGCACTTGAAATAGCACCTGGCGACCTTGTAGGGTTTACTCCTAATAGCGAATGGGAGTTTATAATTGACAACGAGCGATTGTATTGTATGAAATCTAATGATATTGTTATTAAATATGAATGTAAAGAAGACCAAACTGAATATAATCCAAGCTGGGCAAAAAGCAGTTGAGGAGTTAATTAAAGTAGCTAAGGAAGCTATTGTAGATTCAGAAGATGACATATCAGCAGATAGATTAAAAAATGCAGCAGCTACCAAAAAGCTAGCAATATTTGATGCATTTGAAATATTAACAAGAATTGAAACCGAAGAAAAATTGTTAGAAGATAAATCTGCTAATCAAAAAACATTCGGAGGCTTTGCTGAAAAAAGATCTAAATGATATATAAGCAAACACTATATTCAATAATACCGGATTATGTAAAGCCCAATATATTAAAGAAAAAAAATAAACAAAAAAGCTGGGAATACGGATATAACAAAGAGCATGATTTAGTTGTAATAAGTAAATCAGGCGAGCTTGGCGAAGTGTACGATATTCAAGGTTTAAAAATAGGTTTACCATTAATCAATAGATGCTTTAAAAGATCTAATAATAAACAAGAGCAATATTGGCAAAAATTTAATTATCCCAAAGAATTACAAAAAATTAAAAGTGTATTTGATTGGAATAATTATCCTGACAATTTTAAAGAACAATGGTACGACTATATAGATAATGAATTTAAATATAGAGAAGAAGGTTTTGCGTTCTACAATAATGGTACTGAAACTTATATTACTGGGTCTCATTACATGTACCTGCAGTGGACTAAGATTGACGTTGGGGCCGCCGACTTTAGGGAATCAAATAGATTATTCTATATTTTCTGGGAAGCGTGTAAAGCAGATACCAGATGTTATGGAATATGTTACCTCAAAAACAGACGGTCTGGGTTTAGCTTCATGGCATCGAACGAAACTGTTAACCAGGCAACAATGTCAAGCGACGCGAGATTTGGAATTTTATCAAAAACTGGGGCTGATGCCAAAAAAATGTTTACCGATAAAGTCGTTCCAATATCAATCAATTATCCCTTCTTCTTCAAGCCCGTCCAAGATGGTATGGATCGTCCGAAAACAGAGCTTGCTTACCGAGTGCCCGCCTCCAAACTAACTCGGCGCAAGATAGAAGTAGGCGAACAATTAGCTGAAATTGATGGGCTTGATACTACAATCGACTGGAAAAATACAGGCGATAATTCATATGATGGAGAAAAGCTAAAGCTTTTAGTTCATGATGAATCTGGTAAATGGGAAAGACCAGATAATATAATTAACAATTGGAGAGTAACCAAAACAACATTAAGACTAGGTAGCAGGGTAGTCGGAAAATGTATGATGGGTTCTACATCAAATGCTTTAGATAAAGGAGGTAATAATTTTAAAAAATTATATGAAGGATCAGATGTTACTAAAAGAAACCGCAACGGACAGACTAGCTCAGGATTATATTCTTTGTTCATACCTATGGAATGGAATTACGAGGGATTCATTGATATGCATGGAATACCTGTATTCGATACACCGGAAAAGCTAGTCAAAAGTATTGATGGCACAGACATAGATACTGGAGTTATTGATTATTGGATGAATGAAGTTGATGGATTAAAAAAAGATCAAGACGCATTAAATGAATTCTATCGTCAATTTCCTAGAACAACACAGCACGCGTTTCGAGATGAAACAAAACAATCTTTATTTAATCTAACTAAAATATACGAGCAGATAGATTATGTTGAAGAAATGAAGTATACAGGTCTTATAACGCAAGGAAATTTTCAATGGCAAGGTGGCGTTAAAGATTCAGTAGTTGAGTTCGCGCCTAATAACAACGGACGGTTTTTTATTTCATGGATCCCGCCACATAATATGCAAAATAGGTCTATTGCAAAAGGTAATTTAAGATACCCGGCTAATGAACATTGCGGGGCATTTGGATGTGATAGTTATGATATATCCGGCACAGTTGATGGTAGAGGGTCTAAAGGCTCATTACATGGACTAACAAAATTTACCATGGAAGATATACCCCCTAACCATTTCTTTTTAGAATATATATCACGACCTGATAATGCTGAAATATTTTTTGAAGATGTACTTATGGCTTTAGTATTTTATGGAATGCCAATACTTGCAGAAAATAATAAGCCGAGGTTATTATATTATTTAAAAAGAAGAGGCTATAGAGGATATTCTATGAATAGACCTGATAAAGTTTATAATAAATTATCAATAACAGAAAGAGAAATAGGAGGAGTGCCTAACTCAAGTGAAGATATGAAGCAGGCTCATGCAGCTGCTATAGAATCTTATATTGATTCTCATGTAGGGTTTAACGGAGAAACTCACGGAGACTTATATTTTACAAGAACATTAAACGATTGGTCAAAATTTAATCTTAATAACAGAACAAAACACGATGCTTCTATAAGTTCTGGGCTCGCTATAATGGCTTGTAATAAAAATAAATATGCTCCAGTAGCTAAAAAAGTTTTTAAACCAATGAACTTAGGAATAAAAAGATATAATAACGATGGTTCTACATCAAAAATAATTTAGATAAATGATTAATACTAATTATAACAGTTCATTCCCAGATCAGGTAGTACCTGATTCAGTAAAGAATAGTTATGACTATGGGCTACAAGTTGCTCAAGCTATAGAAAATGAGTGGTTTCGGCAAGATATTGGGGGCGAAAGGTATTTACAGAACTTTCAGAATTATCATAGATTAAGACTATATGCTAGAGGCGAGCAGCCAATACAAAAATATAAAGATGAATTATCTATTAATGGTGATTTATCTTATTTAAATTTAGATTGGAAAATTGTACCAGTAATACCTAAGTTTGTAGACATTGTAGTTAATGGCATGACTGATAAAGGTTATGAAATAAAATCATTTGCTACTGACCCATTTGCTCTTAAAGAAAGAACTCAATTTGCTTTTAATGCAATACGCGATATAATTAATAAAGAACAAATAGAGCAGTTAAATGAATTGACTGGAGGTAATTTTTATGCATCAGCCGATCCGGGTAGTTTGCCTTCCTCACAAGAAGAGCTTGATTTATATTTACAATTAAACTATAAGCAAAGTGTTGAAATTGCTGAAGAAGAAATAATTAAAAATGTTTTTTCTTATAATAAATATGACGATATACAAAGACGTATAGCTTATGATTTAGCTGTGTTAGGCATTGGGGTATCTAAAACTAGCTTTAATTTTTCAGAAGGTATTACGGTTGATTATGTAGATCCAGCGTCGGTAGTATATTCTTATACAGAAGACCCTAACTTTGAAGATATATATTATGTAGGTGAAGTAAAAAACTTAAGTCTTTCAGAAGTAAAAAGATTATATCCTCAGCTTACAGATGATGATCTTAAGGAAATACAAAAATATAAAGGGCCTACCAACTACAGTAATTATGTAAGAAATTATGGTGGTCAAAATGATGATAATTTAGTTTCTATATTATTTTTTGAATATAAAACATATACAAACCAAGTATTTAAATTAAAAAATACTGATCAAGGATTAGAAAAAATATTAGAAAAAGACGACACTTTTAATCCGCCAGAAAATGATAACTTTAGCAGAGTATCTAGAAGTATAGAGGTATTATACACAGGGGCAAAAGTTATGGGTATGAGCAAAATTATAGATTGGAAGATGGCAGAAAATATGACTCGCCCTAGTTCTGATGTTACAAAAGTAAATATGAATTACTCTATATGTGCGCCTAGAATGTATAAGGGCCGCATAGATTCTATTGTTAGTCGTATTACAAGCTTTGCTGACATGATACAGCTAACTCATTTAAAATTACAACAAGTATTATCAAGAGTAGTGCCAGATGGGGTTTATTTAGATATGGATGGTCTTGCTGAAGTTGATTTAGGTAATGGCACAAACTATAACCCAGCAGAAGCATTAAACATGTATTTCCAGACAGGTAGCATTGTTGGACGCTCTTTGACTCAAGACGGAGATCTTAATAGAGGTAAAGTTCCAATTCAAGAGCTACAATCATCTAGCGGAATGTCTAAAGTTCAAGCTTTAATATCTACTTATCAATATTATTTACAAATGATAAGAGATGTTACAGGGCTGAATGAGGCTGTTGATGGAAGTATGCCTGACAAGAATGCATTAGTTGGTTTACAAAAAATGGCAGCCGCTAATTCTAATGTAGCTACTAGACATATACTAAAAGCTTTAATGTATATAACTATTAAAATAGCAGAAAACATAAGTCTGAGGGCTAATGATGCTTTACAATTCCCATTAACAAGAGAAGCTTTATTAAATAGCATCAACACATTTAATGTAAATACATTGCAAGAAATGGAAAAAGTAGCAATGCACGATTTTGGTATATTTTTAGAATTAGAACCAGATGAAGAAGAAAAAGCTAAGCTTGAACAAAATATACAAGTTGCATTGCAAGGGGGAGGCATTGATTTAGATGATGCTATTGATATTAGAGAAGTTTCAAACATAAAACTTGCCAATCAATTATTAAAATTAAAACGAAAAGAAAAACAAGCAGATGCGCAAGCGGCCCAGCAGGCTAATATTCAAGCTCAAGCTCAGGCTAATGCACAGGCTTCCGAAGCGGCGGCAATGGCTGAAGTACAAAAACAACAAGCTTTAGCTGAAACAAAAGTACAAATTGAAAAAGCTAAATCAGATTTTGAAATTGCTAGAATGGAGCAAGAAGCATTAATTAAAAAACAATTAATGGCAGAAGAGTTTAATTATAATATACAATTAGCTCAAGCGCAAGCATCTGCAACAACAGAAAAAGAACAAGAAATAGAAGATAGAAAAGATAAACGCGTAAGAATACAAGGTACACAGCAATCTGAACTTATCGATCAAAGAAAAAATGATTTATTACCTAAAGATTTTGAATCAGCAGGTAATGATAATTTAAGTGGCTTTGGCTTAGAACAATTTGAGCCAAGGTAAATTTTATTAATTAATTTTATATTATCATATTATGTCAACAGAAGTAAAACAAGAAGGAGATTTTAAAATTAAAAAAAGAACTCCAAAAAAATTAGCAGGTGAGCAAGACATTATTAAAGTTGATCTTTCTAAACCTCCAGTAGAAATTAAAAAAGAAGAAGATGCCGTTCAAAAGCCAAGCACAAAGAAAGTGGATGTACATGAATCATCCGGAGATGGCAAAGAGGTGGGAAAAGGAAACGCCGAAGAACAAGTCATTGCCGAAAAAACTGAAGAAAAATTAGTAGAAGAATCTCCAATACAAATTATTGAAGATGAAGAAAATAATTCTGAAGAGACAAGAGTGGATGGAAGCAATGAGACTCCCTCTGCCCCATCGGAACAAAAAGAAATATTACAGGAAACAAAAGCACAAGAGCTTCCAGAAGGAGTAGATAAGCTTATAAAGTTTATGGAAGAAACCGGGGGAGATGTACAAGACTATGCTAGACTAAATGCTGATTACTCAAATGTAGATAATAATACATTATTAAGAGAATATTATAAACAGAATAAGCCTCATTTAGATTCAGAAGACGTAAATCTATTATTAGAAGATTTTACATGGGATGAAGAAGTGGATGAGGATAGAGACATACGCAAGAAAAAAATAGCGTATAAAGAAGAAGTTGCAAAAGCCAAAAACTTTTTAGAGCAAACTAAGAGTAAATATTACGAGGAAATTAAACTAAGGCCTGGTACTACTCAAGAGCAACAAAAAGCGACTGACTTTTTTAACCGATACAATGAAGAGCAAAAGCGTAATGACGCAGTTCGGGAAGGGTTCATTAATACAACTAAAGATTATTTTTCTAATGATTTCAAAGGTTTTGATTTTAAATTAGGAGAAAAGAAAGTTAGATATGGTATTAAAGATCCTGAATCAACTGCTGATAATCAAAAAGATCTTACAGACTTCGTCGGGACGTTCCTAGACAAAGATGGTCAAATGAAAGATCCCGCTGGTTATCATAAAGCGATTTATGCTGCCCGCAATGCCGATACTATGGCAACACATTTCTACGAGCAAGGCCGTGCCGATGCCATTAAAGAACAAGTTGCTAAAACTAAAAACATAACCACTGAGCCAAGGCAGACTGCCCCGGGCGATGTATTTGTTAATGGATTAAAAGTAAAAGCTATTAGCGGACTAGACTCTTCAAAACTTAAAATTAGAACAAAAAAATTTAACAATTAAAATTTAAAGAATGGCAAATGTAGTACCCTCGTTTGGGTCAATTAAACCTAGTCAGAAACAACAAGTTCTGTCTACAAATTATCTGCAATTTACAGATAAAGCTGGCGACGATTTTTCAGATTTCGCAGCACAATATCTTCCTGAGATCTACGAACAAGAAGTAGAGCGATATGGAAACCGAACTCTTTCTGGATTTCTACGTATGGTAGGAGCAGAAATGCCTATGACTTCTGATCAAGTAATTTGGTCAGAACAAAATAGATTGCACATTGCATATAATAACGTAACTAAAGCTAGCGCAACAACTTTAACTTTTGTACTTAATGCAACTGCTGGCGCTAACTTCGTTGATAATGCAATTTCTATCAACCAAACTATTGTAGTATTGAATCCTACTACTGGAGCTGAAGTAAAAGCTTTAGTAACCAATAGTGTAGATACATCTGCTACTTTAGCAACAATTACTGTAGCTACATATACTGGAGCTGATCTTGCTGCTACGTTTGGTGCCGGAGCCCCTACAAATCTTAAAATATTTGTATATGGTTCTGAATATAGAAAAGGGACTGGAGATGCTGACATTAGAAGCGTAACCCCATCTTTCACTCAATTTAACAATTCACCAATTATTATTAAAGAAAAGTATGTGGTCAATGGATCAGATATGGCTCAGATTGGTTGGGTTGAAGTTGCTACTGAGGATGGAACATCCGGATACCTATGGTATTTGAAAGCTGAGTCTGAAACTCGTTTGAGATTTGAGGATTATCTTGAAATGTCTATGGTTGAAGGTGAAAAAGCTGCTGCAGGTTCTGGAGTTGCTGGTATTGCTGCTGACTATGGCGGAACTGAAGGTCTTTTTGCTGCTATCAATGCTAGAGGTAATGTACTAAATAACTTTAGTGCTGCTGCTGGTCTTGGTGAATTTGACAGCATTCTTAAAAATCTTGATACTCAAGGTGCTATTGAAGAGAACATGCTTTTCTTAAATAGAAAAACTTCTTTGGATTTTGATGATATGCTAGGTGCTATTTCTTCCGGTATTGGAGGAGGTACTGCTTTTGGTCTATTTGAAAACTCTGAAGAAATGGCTTTGAATCTTGGTTTCTCAGGATTTAGAAGAGGTTCTTATGACTTTTATAAAACTGACTGGAAATATCTTAATGACGCTTCAACTAGAGGTGGAGTAGCTGTTTCAGCAATTGATGGAGTTCTTATTCCTGCTGGTACATCAACTGTATACGATCAAATCTTAGGTTCTAATATTCGTAGACCTTTCTTACATGTTCGTTACAGAGCTTCACAAACTGAAGATAGAAGAATGAAATCTTGGATTACTGGATCTGCTGGAGGTGCTTATACTTCTGACATTGACTCTATGGATGTTCACTTCTTGTCTGAAAGATGTTTATGTGTACAAGGTGCTAACAATTTCGTATTGTTTACTGCATCATAATTTACCTGGTATAAATTACCCTCGTTGTATTAACGGGGGTAGTTTTTACCTTTTAACTATTTAATTTTATTATATCATGGCTAAAAAAGCTACTCAAGCAGTAAAAGATATTGAGGTTGCACCTCAAGTAATTGAAGCAAAAGAAGTTGCAAAACCTGCAGCTAAAGTATCAACATCCAAAAAACCACAATGGGAAATTAAAGACAGAACATATTTACTAAATGGTCTTAAAACTCCATTAACATATACTATAGCATCTCGTCATACGAGCCGTTATCCTTTATTATGGTTTGATAAAGAAAAAAATGAACAAAGAGAATTAAGATATGCAACTAATCAAAATTCGCCATTAGTTGATGAACAATCGGGTGAAGCAACATTAGGGCATATTGTTTTTAGGGATGGCACATTAACCGTAACTAAGGAAAAACAAAATTTGCAAAGATTATTATCTCTTTATCATCCAATGAAAGGAGTAAAATATAACGAATTTAATCCTGTAGAAGAAGCTGTAGACGATTTAGAAACTATTGAATATATAATTGAGGCATTAAATGTAGCAAGAGATATGGATATAGATCAAGCTGAGGCTATTTTAAGAGTTGAGGTTGGTTCTAAGGTATCTGACATGAGTTCTAAAGAAATTAAAAGAGATCTTTTAATATTTGCTAAAGAAAACGCTCAACTATTCTTAGAATTGGCTAATGACGAAAATGTGCAATTAAGAAATGTAGCTATTAATGCTACGGAGTTAGGTCTTTTAAATTTATCACAAGATCAAAGAACTTTTGCATGGGCTAAAACAGGAAGGAAAATAATGAATGTTCCTTTTGACGAAAACCCATATTCCGCTATGGCTGCATTCTTTAAAACAGATGAAGGTATAGAAATTTACAAATCTATAGAGAAAAAACTTCTATAACGTGTAATATTTATAATATGTAGAGCCGTCATTTGGCGGCTTTACTATTATATAACAAAAAACAAAAATGGCAATAAACGTAAATACTGTATATCAAACAGTGTTGTCTATTTTAAATAAAGAGCAAAGGGGGTATATGACTCCTGATGAATTTAACAAAGTAGGAACACAAGTTCAACTTGAAATATTTGAAAAATATTTTGAAGATTTAAATCAACAGGCTAGAGTTCCTCAAAGCAATTTAAACTACGCTGATAGATTAGAAAATATAGATGAAAAGGTAGCTATATTTAAAACGTTTGGCAACGCCTCTTATAATAATACATCACCTACCCCTACTAATTATTTTACTTTACCTACAACTGATTCTTATGGAAGAACAGTAAATTTATACAGGATAGGCGAAGTAACATATAAGAATGAAGTTCTTATACAAAGACTTCAAAGAAATGATTTTTATACTTCTGAAAAATCTAAATTAACAAAAGCAACTGAAACTTTTCCTACATATTTGTATGAGAATAATTATTTATTTGTAAAGCCAGATACTATACAAAATAATGTGCAAGTAGAGTATGTTAAAAAGCCGTCTAATGTAATTTGGGGATTTTTAGTAGGCAGTTTAGGCCAATACAATTGGAATGAATCAGACTACAATGCTACTACAGAGCCAAGCGGATCTATAAATTTTGAGCTTCATGAAAGTGAACAAACAGAAGTTATCTTAAGAATACTACAATATGCTGGAATTATTATAAGAGATCCTCAAATAGTACAAGCCGCAGCACAGCAAGTGCAAATGGATGAAATAAACCAAAAAAGTTAATAAGTTATGGCAAAACCTAATGGTGGTTTAATACAAGAAACCAATGCACAATATTACGCTGGAGCACAAACATTCTTAGCAGACGGAGCTACAAGTACATTTACAACTACTTTTAATACAAATTTAATTTTTAGCAGTTTTGATCCTAGCACCGTAAATTATGCAAATAATAATTTTAAACTTTACACTAGCCCTACAGGAATAGCTGGATCATACACAGAATACATACAAACATATAGCGTGGCTGACAATACAATAACTTTCGCAGCTACTCCTGCTGCTAATTTAGTTATAGTTGTACAATTAAAAACTTTAACTGGTGGTAATTATGGCAATGAAAATGCTTACGGTAATACGGTTGAAGAAAACTACGGCGAGTATGCTTTTATAAAAGTTTCAGAATTAGTTACAAATTTTTTAGTGGGCTATGTGGGTAATGGAAAAATTATTCAAAATGTAAAACGCAATGATGTTATATTTCATGTTAAGCGCGCATTACAAGAATTTAGCTATGATACTTTGCCAAGTATAAAATCACAAGAAGCTCAAATTCCTCATAATTTATCAATACCAATGCCTCAAGATTATGTAAACTATGTAAAAATGTCATGGGTAGATCAATTAGGGGTTAAACATATTATATATCCTACAACATTAACTTCGAATCCAGACAGTTTATTACCTCAGGATTTTCAAGGTGTTCCTCTTCAAGACAACTTTAGCGAAGACATAGACGCTACTTCTTTAACAGAAGAAAGATGGGCCGCCGCTAATGATAGATTAATTAATGGAAATTTAAATTCAAAAGATGTAGAAAGCGGGATTTATCCGGGCACTTGGTATGGGTTTGGTTTTGAAGGAAGAGTTGGAGAAAGATATGGATTAAATCCAGAAACATCTCAAAGAAACGGTTGGTTTACTATGAACCATAGAGAAGGTAAAATATCTTTTTCGAGTGACTTAAGAGATGCTTTAGTAATATTTGAATATATATCTGACGGTCTTGCTTATGATCAAGACATGAAAGTTCCTAAAATGGCCGAAGCAGCCGTATATGCTTATGTAAACCATGCTGTACTTTCCACAAAAGTTAATACCCCTGAATATATAGTTAATAGATATAAAAGAGAAAAAAGTGCATTGCTTAGAAATGCTAAAATTAGATTATCTAATATTAAATTAGATGAAATAGTTCAAGTAATGCGTAATAAATCTAAATGGATTAAAAGTTAAATAAATGGCAGAAGTTAAAAATGCTTTTATAAAGTCTAAAATGAATTTAGATCTTGATGCACGTTTAGTGCCTCAAGGCGAGTATAGACAAGGCTTTAATATACAAGTTAGTAAATCCGAGGGCGATGACGTAGGGGCATTAGAAAATGTATTAGGTAATGCTTTGTTGCCGCAAGGCAATTTTCAAGCTTTAAATTCAGGCGCAACAGGTCTTCAAGCTATAGGCCATGTTGTAAATCCTGCAAATAATATGGTATACATTTTTTTAACCAACAATACAGGAACTGCGTATAATTCTGGAGCGGATAATTTTATTTATGCTTATGATACTTTAAATCAAACTGCTATTAAATTAGTTGAAGGACTTTTTTTAAATTTTTCTACACAAAATCCTATATATGGCATTAACATAGTTGAAAATTTATTGTTTTGGACAGACAATAGGAATCAACCAAGAAAAATAAATATAAACAAAACTTTAGGATATTATACTACTGAAGATCATATTTCAGTAGCTAAATTTGCACCCTATGAAGCTATAAATTTGTACCAAGAAAGCTCTATAGCGGGCCAATATGAAACTACAATGAAAGATGTAGTAAGCCTTGCGGTACCTAAAATTAATGCTGCAGACGCAAACCCGCCAACCAATCCTTATTTACAAACAGACACTGGTGGAAATCCAAACTACGCTGGAGACCCGGATTATTTAGAAGATAAATTTGTAAGATTTAGCTATAGATTTAAATTTGAAGACAATGAGTATTCGGCTTTAGCTCCTTTTACTCAAGAATGTTTTATACCCAAACAAGACGGATATTTTTATGCTGAGGATGAAGATGCAGCGTTTAGAAGCACTGTAGTTAGTTTTATGGAAAACAAAGTAAATGAAATTACTTTAAATATTCCTTTACCCAAAGCTATAGATGGCTCAGCTATTACCGGGGCTACATTAAATAATATTTTAAAAGTTACAGAAATTGATATTATTTATAAAGAATCAGACGCGCAAGCCGTACAAGTAGTAGACACTTTATCAGTAACCAATCAACTCTTCCAAACAACTCATACCGGCTCTACTATAAGTTATACTTATCAAAGTTTAAAGCCTTATAAAACATTACCCGAGGCGGATTTAATTAGGGTATATGATAAAGTGCCTGTTAAAGCCTTTTCTCAAGAAATATCGGGAAATAGAGTTATTTATGGTAATTTTCAAGATAAACATACCCCGCTTTTCCAAGATCTCAATGGCCAGCTTACACCCCAATTGGATTATGAAGTAGGTGCTTTTGATAAATCTAATTTTAATTTAGCGGCCGGCACTACTAGTAAAGTAGAGTACCCCAATAGCACTTTAAAACAAAATAGAAATTATCAAGTTGGCATTATTGTTTCAGATAGATATGGAAGATCATCTACAGTATTATTATCTAAACTTTTAGAAAAAGCTACATTAGATCCGTCTGGAAATTTTGCCGCTTCAACTCATTATCATCCTTATAGAAACGACGCTGATACTCCTGTAGCTTCCTGGCCCGGTGATGCTTTAAAAATATTATTTAATAGCCCTATAACTACCCCATCTCCAATTCCTGCTGGGTCTGGTATACCGGGGCTTTATATTGGTTCAGGTAATAATTACAATCCATTAGGTTGGTATAGTTATAAAGTCGTGGTTAAACAATTCGAGCAAGATTATTATAACGTTTATTTACCTGGTATACTTAACGGGCCGCCCGCTGGAGTTACAGATTTAAATGACACTGAAAACGAGGTAGGGTTTATTACTTTAATAAATGATAATATAAATAAAGTTCCTAGAGACTTAAGTGAAGTAGGCCCCGAACAAAAACAATTTAGAAGTTCAGTACAATTATTTGGAAGAGTTACTCCTAATTTTGTGTCTGCAACTTTTCCTTCTTATAATGAACAATTTTTTCCTAGTATTCAGTCGAATACCGTAATAACCATTGGGGAAGTTGCTGACGTGTTAGGAGAAGACGTTACAGGCCCAAGTGCAACAACAATAACAAATTTATATGACTCTAAATCTAATCCTTTAATCGCTAGAATATCACAAATAGATTCTTTACCTATTGGAAGTGCTGCGAAAGCCGGTGCTTATCCTTTTCAACTCGCAGTATTTGAAACAGAGCCTACTGAATCAAGGTTGGATATATATTATGAAACTTCTACTAGCGGACTAATATCAGAATTAAATACAGCTATAGAAACTACAACTAATGTTGTTACCGGCGCCACTGGAAATACTACAGTAGATTTTAATGAAAATCAAAGCCATGCAAATGGTAATGTAGATATCTTGCCGTCAACTGCGGGAGCGGGATGGGCTCCTGTAGATATTACTTCTTTAGGCGAAGCTGTAAACCAAGATTTACCAGCCAATCGATTAACCGCGTCTATAGCAAGTGTTACAAGCTTAAGTGATGAAGGGGATAAATCTACCTTTTTTACCGTTATTAACGTACCATCTAATGGGCAACCTTATAATAATCAAGACCAAAACACTTGGTATAGATATAAAATACAAAGTACTAAAGATTTTTATTATAGCTTAGAGGCTGGAACAGAAAAAGTATATAATATAACAGTTAACTTTACAACCGCGGCTGGAGAATCTGCTGGTTCTGCGGGTTTTGAAGTGCCTTTAGCAAATACTTCACCTATTTTTAAAACATACACAATACCAAATCAACCGACTGTAAATATTGACCCAGTCCCTAGCAATCTTACTTTGCAACATACAGCTGGGGCAACAGGGATATTAGCTACATTTACTGGCGTAAACGGAACGGCTGACACAAGTCTAAATACAAATGATTTAAGTTGGTCTATTACATCTCCCGCTAATCAAACTATATTTAGTATAAACGCCGATGGCGAATTATCAACAACAGAAGATTTAACGGGCCCATACCCTATAACTATTACATTAACAGATGCGGGTGGCCCAACTGACGCTGCTAATTTGCAGCTTACTGTTTTATTTGGTAACGAAGCTCTTAATACAGAATTTGGGTCCACTTCTAAATATGGGTTTGGTATTGCTAATTCAGGTGGAGAGTCTGGGGCTTTGTATTTTGTAGGAGGAACAAATGCTCTCATCAATGCGGCCGGGTCTACCCCACTTCCCGGGGTGTCATCTATAAGTAATGACGATATAAGAGCCCCTTATAGTGGTTTGCAATTAAGCAATAATGTAAACGAAGTAACTGTAAGTGGCGGTGGTGAAACTAAAGTTCTCGATTCTGTGCCAGATTGCGCAAGTTTCTACATGCTTAATAAAAACCAAAACGCAATGGCTATCCAGTCTTCAGCTAATGCTACAACATTAGACCAATCTCAAGCTGGATTGCGCCAAGGAACAGCATTTATAGGTGTAGAAATTAATTTTAATCAATTAAACGTAGGGCTTGAAGGATTAACAACTGATGATTATCCTTTGCTTATGTATCCTATCTATTTACAATATAGACCATTTGGGGGAGGTAATAATTGGGTTACAGCAACAGATATTGAAGGCAAGCCTACTAATTTTGGAGGCTCTCAAATAAATAGAGACGCATTTGACTCTGGAGGCAGTGTTGGGGGACATGGAATAATAAATAAAAGAGACTTGCCCTATTATTTTCAGTCTACAAGAGTTAATAGTTCTAGTTTTACAACTGATATTTTAAATACAGCATGCTTAGAAGCAAACACACAGGCAAAAGCACTTAATGGTGAAACTCAAAATGCTATTGCACGAAAAACTTTTGTAATAGGTAAATCACCTTATGCCGGGGTTAGCGATAAATTTGGCGATTATAGATTAATTGTGCGTTATCCTTGGGGCATTAAAAGTTCAAACGGGTCAGATAATCCTATAGTTGTAGGATACGGATCTAGCGAATGTCCGGCAGATGGATTTAATATAATAAGCGGCCTAGTAAATGCTAATGTATTTTTTGGTGACTTTTACTATCCAGCAGCTTATGGTGGAAGCAATATATATTCTTACCAGTATAGAGTTAGCAATAATGCACAAAATACAGCGCAGCTTGCATCAACCGGAAGTGCAAACCAAACTCTGTTTGCCAGAGAATGGCATATGAAATATGTTACAAAATTTTATATAGATGCTGATCTTACACAACCATGGGTCCCTGATAATGCCGGGTGGTTTCAATATGTTGCTGGGTCAAACTCAACTGACATTAATGCTGTATACGGAACAGACTATTCTAATACGAGTTCAACCGGGAACCCTGGATTAACTCAAAATATACATAGAAGATGGGTGGCATATTTTGACAGCACAGGATTAAAAAGTTTAGCTAATTCAAATTATCCATCATTAGCAATGCAATATCAACCTTGGTAATTAAAATTATAAATAAGTAATAATAAATTATGCCAGCAACTATAGAAGTAAAATATTTTAATAGCTTTGTTTTAAAGAAAGTTTTAAATTCTTCGTCTGTTCCGGTTTGGAATGGATCATTTGGTATACCTTACGGTTTGCAAGGTTATGATCGAGGTAATGTAGAAACATCTAATGCTGCAATTATTGCTAAAAATTGGACAATTGAAGAATCAAGAATTAGGGGAGGATATAATAATACATCGGTTAGTTTCGGCCCTAGGGCTTATTTGGTAGAAGAAGAGCCTAATGCGACCTTTAGAACTAACTCATTAATATATTCAGGAATATTTAATTCAAGTACAGGAATTAATGATACTAATGTATTTAGTGTTGGAACAGATATTACTAAAAGTTTAAACCCGGCTTACGGATCAATACAAAAATTATACGCTCAAGATTATTATTTAACTATATTTCAAGAGGACAAAGTAAGTAGAGCACCTATTAATAAAAACATTATCTATTCAGCTGAAGGAAATCCTACAGTAACAACTAGTAATATAGTTATAGGAGATCCACAAGCTTATGCAGGTAATTTTGGTATTAGTAGAAATCCTGAAAGTCACGCTGTTTACGGTTTTAGGCAATACTTTGTAGACAAAGATAGGAATGCGGTGTTAAGATTATCTAATAACGGTTTAGAAGAAATACAAAGATATGGTATGTATGACTTTTTTAGGGATAAGCTAAGTGAGTTAGATCAAGGCAAACCTTTTGTTGCTGGTAAAGCTGTGGGGATGTGGGATATTTATAATAAACAATATGTGGTGTCGCTTCAGACTGCTAATGCTTCTTTCACAACAGATTCTTTAGGAAATGTAGCCACTAATTCATATTTTACATTATCATTTGACGATGATATAAATGGATGGAATAGCTTTTTTAATTATAAACCTGGATTAGGTTTTAGTTTAAAAAATTATTTTTATACTGTAAATAACGGCTCAGCATCATCAACAGCAGCGGCTTTATATCAACACAACTCTGAAGATCCAACTATTAAAAGATCAAATTTTTACGGAGTAAATAATGATTCTAGTATAACCTTTATATTTAACCCTAGGCCTAGTATGTCAAAAGTGTTTAAAACAATAAATTACGAAGGGAGCAATGGATGGGAAGTTAATAGCATTAATTCTGATTTTACAGGAATTGGTACTGTTGATACTGATTTTTTAAACTTTGCTATTACTAACACACAAGATACAACAGCTTTAATATATAGTTATAATCAAGGGGCTTACGATAATTATGGCAACCAATTTCCCGCAAGACTTACACCGCCCTTAAATAGAGCAGGTTTTACTAGAAAAGAAAATAAATATATGGCTAATATAATTAATAATAGTGCGGTTGCTCCCGGCGAAGTGAAGTTTGGCAATCAAATGAGCGGTATTAAAGGGTACTTTAGTACAGTTACCATGTCTACTGATACTGTTACTGATTATGGCGGCCCAAAAGAATTATTTGCTGTATCTTCGGAATACGCGGAATCATCTTATTAATAATAACAAATGGAACAAGTAATTGAAATATTAAAGCTCGCATGGTATGGCCATGAAATCGAAGGATTAATAAAACTGGAACCTATTAGTGCTGGGGCCGCTTTAGCAATAAGTGGCGGAATTCAACTTATAGGTAGCCTTTTTGGCGCTAGCAGCGCTAATAAAAGAGCTAATAGAGCAGCGAGAGAAAAAAGAAGATTAGAGGGAGAGCTAAAAGAATTAGAAAATAGCAGACAACCAATCATAAATCCTTATGCTGGTATGCAAGACTTTTCTAGTATAGCTGAAGACTTAAGTTCTAAAATGACTAATCCTTTTGACAGTTTAGGCGTAGCAACGCAGGCTGCTGAAATACAAATGGAACAAACAGATATTGCTTTAGCTAATACTTTAGATACATTAAGAGCTACAGGGGCAAGTGCAGGAGGCGCAACCGCGCTAGCTCAAGCAGCTTTGGCTAGTAAAAAAGGTGTTGCTGCAAATATAGAACAACAAGAAGCTAAAAATGAACAATTAAGAGCGCAGGGAGAAGCTACTTTAGAAGCTAATAGAATAGCAGAAGAGCGAAGGCTTCAAAGTGTCAAACTTGGACAAGCTGAAAAATTAGAGCAAGGAAGAACTCAAGGCGCCGCATTTGTTTACGGGGAAAAAGAAAGAAGAAAAACGGAACAACTTAATAGAAAACAAGCTCAAATAACCGGGCAGGCACAAGCGCAAGCCCAGGCGAGGGCAGATGCCGCGGCTATAACAGGGGCTGGAATATCAGGAATAGCTGATACTACATCTGCTTATTTACAAAAAACATATAAACCGGGGGAAGACTAGCGCCGGGGACGGCGCAATTTAACGAAAAAGCATTGTTTGATCAAATAAAAACAGGAGATAATATAATAGCAAATTTATAATGGGAGCATATGAAAATCCAATAACGGTTGTAGATAATCAATCAGGTCAAATATGGGCAAATACAATATCAAATGTAGCTAAAGCCACAACTGATTATATTGATTTTACACGTCAAAAAGATGATGAGCTAGCTAAAAAAATACAAGATCAATTAGATTGGGCAGCTGAATATGCTTCTAAAAATCAAGAGCAAGTTTATGCTAATTTAGCTAAACTAGGTGCTGATTCAATATATAGTAAAGAAGCTGATGAAGTTTTAAATTTAGTTACTGAAAATAGAATAGCTATGCAAAACGCCTCTACTAAAGAAGAATTAAAAATAGCACAAGAAGGATTTGGCAAAGCCCAGAAAAGATTGCAACAATTATATTCTGTAATTGAAATGGATGAAGAATCTAAGGTATTTTACGGGGAAGAATTTGATCCCGCTACAGCGGGTACGCAAGGGGGTATGTCTAAAAGTAAACCCGGTACAGCTGATTGGGTTGCTGCACAAAATATAAACAACGGCTTTGCTAAAGGGCAAAAAGAAGTTTATTGGGATGCAGAAATAGGTGGTTATAGAATAAGATTTTCAGGAGAAAATATTGAGGGAGTTATTGATAAAGATGCTCGCTTGTTGTTCGGATATGATCCCGGGAAAGTTCCTGGTATTGATTCTATGATATATGGCACTTATCAAAAAGCAGGATATTTAGACAAAAACAATCAACTTACTGACAGCGCAATGTCTAATTATAAATTTACCAAGTTATCTGATAATGGTAAATATGAAACATTATACACTGCTACAGCAGCTAATAGAATAGCTCAGGCCACTACATCGCAATTTGAAGCTCAGGCAAGATCATTTTTTACTGTTCCAGAAGATGCTGAAGATGTTTGGGCAATTATAGGTAAAGAAAGTAATAAGCAATTTAGCGCCTCAGAATTATTACAACAAGGAAGCGAAATGCAAACAGAATTTGTAAAAGCTTATGCTGAGTATGCTTCTAAATTAATACCTAATTATAAAGAAAACAATACCTATCAAACTAAAGCTGTTAGTAGCAAAGATGGTAAAGGCGGTTCAGGCGAAGCTAAAGCATTAGCCAACGCTGAAGCTTTTGTAGTACAGTTTTCTGAAAACTTAGATAGCTTTGGAATGGCTAGGAATAAAGATGGTACTATATTTGGAAAGGTTCAATTTGATAATATTTCTACTGTAAATAAAGGGCTAGCTGGATTAGGTTATTCTTTAGTGGATGATGGAATTTTTCAAGATGATGATGGAAATATTACAGAAATAAAAATTAAGAAAAATGGAGCAAAACCAACTGAAAGTTTTACGGTAAATGCTGGTGATGCACCTTATGTATTTTTCCAAAACTTATTAGAGCGTGAAGGACTTAGTAAAGACTTAGCGCAGCAAATTGCTAAAAATTTATTATATACCGGCAGATTGCAAAGAGATGAATCTGTAACAGAGGAAGGGCAAAAATATAATCAATACGAAAGAAAATAATATTCATGGTTTCATATCAAGTAAATGGTAAAATCTACGATCTTCCTGAAGAAGAAGTCCAAGGATTTTTAAATGAATTTCCAGATGCAGTAATAGTTGAAGAAGACGAAACTGTGGAAAAGTCAATACCTTCACCGGAAGAGAGTGCGCCTGTGGAGGAAAATGTAGCGCTCGACAATATGGTATCAGAGCCGGTAGATACTTCTTTGGAATTACCTACAACGTATAAAGTTGATGGTAAAATTTATGATTTACCTAAAGAAGAGGTTGCTGGGTTCTTAAGTGTTTTTACAGATGCTGAGCCTTATGAAGATCCTATTAAAAAAGTTGAAGCATTAGAAAATAATATTCAGGAAACTGCAGAGTTGTCAGGTTATGAATCAATTAAAAATGCATTATCTAATCTAGGCGAAGATGTAGAAAATATAGGAGAATTTTATTCTGGTGATTCAGCTGCTATGGACATAGCCTCTGCTACTATTGCTAATTACATGTTTGGTGAACAAGACGTTCAAGAATTTATTAAAGAAAACAAAGATAGCGAGTTTTTAACTTCAGGATTAAGTTCTCAAGAAGAAATATTAGAAAAAATAGCCGAAAGAGAAAAACAAAAAGCTGAAAAAAAACCAACATTAGAAATAATTGAAAGTTTTAAAGAGGGTGAAATTTTAAAAGGAGGAGCTGCAATAGCTAGTTCTTTTATAAATGCAATTGGAAGTGCGTTATATGGTATGTTTACAGGGGGAACTGGTTTTGTTTTTGACTATGCAGCAGACAATTATGTGAATTATAATAAAGGGCTGGCTAAAAGAAAAGGAAAATCGCTTAATCAATTAATTAAAGACGATGAAGCTGAGGTGGCTATTCCCGTGGGCATTGGATTTTTGCAAGGCTGGGCTGAAAATACCGGTCTTAGAGAACTTATTGGTAAAGAAACTAAAGCAAAAATAGCTAACAATGTGCTTCGTAAAGCTTTTGGGGCTAAAACAATGAAGCTTATAAATGCTAGTGGCACTGAAGCGTTAACAGAAATGTTTCAATATGGAGCTGAAGAATTTAATAATAAATTAGGAGAAACAGGCGATTCATCTGAAGCTGCAAATACTTTTATAGATTCTGTTTTTTCTCAACAAGGTTTTGAATCTGGACTACAAGGCGCGTTTGGTGGTGCTGGAATTAAGGGGAGTGGTATGCTTTTAGCGAGCAACAACTCTAGAACTCCTAGTCAATCCGCTGAAATTGATAATGAATTAAATGTTATATCTGAAAAAACACGTCAATATAATAGAGCAAGAAGTGTTACTGTAAAAGAAGGAATTAAAGAAAGTATAGATTCTTCTAAAGAACGACTTCGAAAAATTGTTGAAGAAAATAATTCTAAAGTAGAACAATTATCAGAACAAGAAATTACGGAAATAAATTCTGCGGGTGATTTAGCGTTGGCTCAAGCCGCCAAAGTAGATAAGTTAAATCAAGAATTAGAAAGCGGAGATATAAATCAAAAACAATATACAGCTGCATTAAAAGGCTACCAAAGCGTTTATAACAAATCTCAAAACAGGATACATGCTATAATGATTCAAAAAGAAGCGGATGTTATAGCAAAAGTTGTGGGAGAAGAAGATTTAGAAATTTATGAAACTATTGATGAATTTAAAAAAGCATACCCCAGCGTTGATTTTGAAGCAGACGGATTTATTACAGAAGAAGGCAAAATTGTAATTAACAAAGAGCAAGCGGCAAAAACCAGGGCTGTTACTGTTGGTAGCCATGAATTGTTACATAAAATCTTAAGAAGTTCTTTTTCAAATAAAGATCAGAAAAATAAAATAATTAATGAATTTAAAAATAATTTATCTACTAAAGAATTCAATATAATACAAAAAAGAATAAATGATAATTACAGATATAGTTCTTTTAATAATGAAAAAGAATATCAAGACGCTTTAAAAGATAAAAGCAATAAAGAGATTACTGAAGAAAATATATTAAATACTATTACTAATAAAGACGGCAAAGTTTTAATTGAATTTAAAGAAGATTTTTATAATGAAGAATATTTAACAGCTTTTTCTGATGCTATTGGTAAAAACGAAATAACTTATAATGAAAATTTATTTACTAAATTAAAGGATTACTTAACTAATATACTAAAAGAAAAAGGATTTGCTAATATTGAATTTAAAGACGGCAAACAAGTTTATAATTTTATAAAAGATTATCAAAAAAATATTAAAAAGGGTCAAATAAATGTAGATCCAGCGGTAACTAAAGGCATAGTACAGGGGGAGCAAGAACTGTCTAAAAGTTTAACTCCAGAAGTTACTACAGATGCCGAAAATAAAATTGTAGAATTACAAAAATTAAAAGAAAAAACTACAGCTGTTGCTGAAAGCCTTGGCAAAGAATATACTCCTAGCGCTAGAGAACAAAGACTACAAGGGGAACTATTAAATATAATAGACCCTGTTATTTCAAAAGTTGCTGAAAATAGGACAAAAGCTTTATACGACAAAATAGCTGCAGAACAAAAAGAAAATGTAAGTAGAGAAGATTATAGAGAATCTTTAAAAAGTAATTTAGCTACTATGGCTGTTAATGAGTTTACACAAGGTAAGCAAGATCTTGAGGCTTTTATTGTTAACCGAGGGTATTTAAGAGCAAACTCTTTAGCTAAAGAATTAGGTATTGAATCAACAGAGGAATTTGGTGGGCCTGGTATAACTTTAGATATAACTGAAACAGCTGATATTGCAATAGAGCCAACTGAAACAGCTAAAGTAGCCCCTGAGCAGGGTAAAAAGCTAGTTAGTAGTATTCTTAATGAAAAAGAAAAACAAGAGCTTAAAGAAGCTGTTGCAGATTTAAATTTAACCGAAGACCAACTTACCTTTAAGACGTTACCCAACGCTGCAATAAAAGTTTTCGCAAAAGCTATTGGAATACCTGCTAAAAAGTTTGCTGGCAGCTCTAATTTTACGCAGGCGGAGCTTGGTAAAGTAATAAGTTTTATTGAAGAAAACATAGACTTAATTAGACAAGTTTTGCCTGAAGCAGCTGTTTTAGAAGGCGCTCCAGTTAGTGAAAGCCTTATAGGCACTGCAACTGGTGTGCCAAATAATGTGTTAAAAAACATTAACTTATACGAAAGATTAGCAAGAGGCACTAAAAAAGCTGGGTTAATTGCTTATAAAAAATTAAAAGGCATTAATAACGATTCAATTTTAAAAGCTATAGGTATAATTGATGGGAAAAGAACCGCTGGGCCTAGAGATAAACAAGCTCAAACAGCTAAAGGTTTAATTAATGTACTTGCTAAATTTGCTACAAATCAAGAGGTGAGACTGCAAAAAAACTTAACTCCTCAACAAAAAACTGATATTGAAACCGGCAAAGGGAGTGCAATTTTATTTAGTTTAAGTAAACCAGATCAAACGTTACTTTCAGATTTTGGAATTGAAGCTTATCCCATGGAAAAAAATACCGATGTAGATAGGTATATAAATGATATAAAACAGCTTGCTTCTATTTTTAATACAAATGATTATAAGTTATTAAATTCTAGCGTATTACAATTTCCGGATAAAATTATTAAAGACACAAAAGTAGCCGAATATCTTAGGGTACAACTAGCTCAACTTAAAAAAGATAAAATATTAGCTGCTCGTGTAACAGAGGGAAGAACAAAGCCAACTCAGGCTATTGGTAATACTGTTGAAAAATTTATAAAAAGTATTACATCTGGAAAATTAGCAGCTTATAATAAAAAACATTCTAAGGTTTTTGATAAAATGTGGAAAGATATTAATCAAGCTATTAAAGAAAATCCTGATTTAGCTATTCCAATAACTTATTTTTTATCTAATTCTATTAATGAGCCTACAAATCCGCATAGAATGGGAGCGCCTATAATAGGATACGAACCAGGTTCAAAAAAATTATATTATGAGCACGCTATGCAATCTACTAATGCATATAGAGCTTTGATGCGTGCAATTTTAACAGATCGTAACAATAAAGAAACTAGCCCCACCTTTGATAAAGAATTTAAAAGAGTTAAGAAAAATTACTTTATAATTGCTATAAGCCCCGAAAATAATACAAAATTAGATAAAGCGGGGTATAAAAATGCATTTGATGATTCATGGACTAATTGGTGGCAAAGGTATTTTAACTCTAAAGTAGCGGCAATTAACGGAGGCATAGATCCAAATAATATAATTTTTATAAAAGAAAACGGCACTGGTAAAATTTCTTTTGGAGAAGAATTAGGCATTAATTCTGAGGGCAAAGAAGTTAAAGGCCAACAAGCTTTAAGTAAATCTATTTCTAAAGCCGCCGCAAAAAATAATAAAAAATTACCTAAATCTTTACAATTAGAAGGAGCACTTACTAATGCAGAAGTGTTGACTCGCATGCAAGAGCTGGATGATAAAGCCAGCGAAGCTAGAAAACAATATAGTAAATCACAAAGATTAAACGAAGATTTTAATGATATTATTGAAGCTAAAACTGGAATTGCAACATATAAAAGATTTTCACCAGCTAAAGCAGAAGTAAGAGGGGCAAGTAAAGGTAAATTTAATTTCTTTATTCCGCCTAGTGCCGAAGACTTTATAGGTCTTATATATAAAACACTAGCCAAAGGTAAAGTAGGCGATAGGCAAATGCAATGGTATAAAGATAATCTATTAAATCCTTATGCTCGAGCAATGAATGATATATCTGCCGCCCGCGTAGCCATGTTTGAAGATTATAAAACACTTAAAAATGATTTAAAAATTATACCTAAGAATCTTAAGAAAAAAGGTTTTGATGAATATACAAAAGAACAAGCTGTAAGAACTTATATATGGAATGAGCAAGGCAATAATATACCAGGTTTATTTAAAACAGATCAAAAAGAACTAGTTGATTATGTAAACAATAGTCCAGAGCTTAAATTGTTTGCTGATCAGCTTATAGCAATACAAAAAGGTGATCAATATTCTGCGCCTAAAGAAGGATGGTTAAACGGAACAATAACTACTGATTTATTAGATAGTGTAAATTCTATTAAAAGAAAAAAGTATTTAGAGCAATGGCAAACTAATGTAGATGAAATATTTTCTGAAGAAAATATGAATAAGCTTGAAGCTGCATTTGGAAAGCCATATAGAAAAGCATTAGAAAATATACTTCAAAGAATGAAAACCGGTAGAAATAAGCCGTTTACAAGTGATTCACTTGCTGGCAGATTTACAGATTGGTTAAATAATTCCGTTGGTGCTATTATGTTTTTTAATACTAGATCAGCAGTGCTTCAAACTTTATCGTCTATTAACTTTATTAATTGGAGTGATAATAATCTTTACAAGGCTGGAAAAGCTTTTGCTAATCAACCACAATATTGGAAAGACTTTAAGTTTTTATTTAACTCTGATTTTTTAAAAGAAAGGCGCGGTGGTTTAAGATTTAATGTAAGTGAATCTGAAATAGCTGAAGCAGCAACTAAAGGCGGAGCCCGTGGAGTTGTAAGCAAAATACTTCAAGCAGGATTTTTACCTACACAAATGGCAGATAGCTTTGCAATTGCATCAGGGGGCGCTACATTTTATAGAAATAGAATTAAATCTTACATAAAGCAAGGCTTAACGGAAGCCGATGCGCAAGAAAAAGCATTACAAGATTTTAGAGAAATTGCCGAAGAATCACAACAGTCTTCAAGACCTGATAGAATTAGTGCACAACAAGCGGGTCCTTTAGGACGCACCATATTAGCTTTTGCAAATACACCGGCGCAATATGCTAGATTAACTAAAAAAGCTGCTAGTGATCTTATAAATGGCCGTGGGGATGCTAAAACAAATATATCTAAGCTTATTTATTACGGAGCAGTGCAAAATCTTATATTTAACATGCTTCAAAAAGCTGTATTTGCTTTAGCCTTTGGTGATGATGATGAAGATGAAAAGAAAAAAGAAGAAAAGTATTTAGACGTTGCGAATGGAATGGCTGATGGGCTGCTTAGAGGTATTGGTGTTTACGGAGCTATTGCTTCAACATTAAAAAATACTTTAATGAGAATTATAAAAGAATCAGAAAAAAGTCGACCAGATTATGCTGAAACTGCTGTAATACAGCTGCTAGGTGTATCTCCACCTGTTCAATCTAAAGCTCAAAAAATAAGAAGTGCTTTTAAATCATATGAATGGAACAAAGATGAAATGCGCAAAAAAGGATTTAGTTTAGATAATCCAGCATATATGGCTGGCGCAAATGTTATATCTGCTTCTGTAAATGTCCCGCTTGATAGAGTTATTAAAAAAGTAGATAATGTTAGAAACTCAACAAGAGAAGATATTACAGGTTTACAAAGAATGATGCTAATAGCGGGATGGTCTGAATGGGAATTAGGAATACAACAGCCAAAACCAAAAAAGACTAGAGGTAAACAAAGAAAAATTAGAACCAGGGGTAAACAAAGAGAATTTAAAACTAGATAATATGGAATCACCGTTGTATGCAAAAATTAGCGGGCCTTGCAAATCCGCAGCAAAAAGAAAATTTAAAGTATGGCCATCTGCTTATGCTTCAGGGTGGGGTGTGCGATGTACTTCTGCCGGCGGGCCAGGTAAAATGGGTAAATCAAAAAAGAAATAATTATGGCAAAAAAATTTAAAGTACACAAAATGTACAGTAAAACTGGCATAGTTAAAACAGCTAAAACTATGGCTGATCACAACAGGCTCAAAAAATTAGGTTATAATCACACACCTAAAAAGAAATAACTATGTCATT